ATTTGTAAGATACTGGTTAAGGAAGGCCATGCCCGAGAGTACTGGGGCGGCAAAAAAGAATCTTGGACATAGGAGAAGATCATGGGACTTAGAACTTGGTTTAAGCGCACCTTTAAGAAGGTTGAAGAAGTTGAGGTGCGAACGCGTGACGAAGATGGTCGCTTCGTTGCAGATAATCCGACCACGAAAGAAGATGAGGCGTGGACCACGAAGGATGTGCCCATCGTAGAGAAGAAGGCGACCCCAACGCCCACAAAAAAGGATATAAGGTCGAACGGCGGTCCCCGTATCCCTTAATGCGAAGTAATTTTTCTTCCAGCTTAGCGTTGCTGCTCAAACACGAAGGCGGTTACGTCAATCATCCCGATGATCCCGGCGGTCGCACGAACCAGGGGATCACGCAACGGGTTTATGAGAAATTTCTTGGTCGCGACGTGACTGAGGAAGAAATGAAAGACATGCCGCCAGATAAGGTCTTTGCTATCTACAAAACCCAGTACTGGAACCGTGTCCGGGGGGATGACCTTCCTACCGGGGTTGATCTTTGCGTTTTTGATTGGGCCGTTAACGCGGGAACTAGCCGAGCGGGTAAAGCCCTACAGCAGATAGCCGGTGTTCCCGCTGACGGAATTATTGGCTCTCAAACGGTTGCGGCGACAAGTAAATGCGATCCGGCACAAGTCGTTGAGGAAATATCGCAAAAACGGGAAGATTTTTACCGTGGTCTGAGAACTTTCGACACCTTTGGTCGTGGCTGGCTTCGACGTAATGATGAGACACGAGATGAAGCACTGCGCTTCATTGCGGAGGAAGTATAAGAACTGGTAAGAGTTTATTCGAGAAGGTAGGATACGCGCCCATATGGACGAATATGATGTTGTTCAGTTTGTGCAAAGAATTATTCGAGAACGGCGCATCCAGGTTCTTGAAGTTTTGGAAAACAAAGGCGTAAAAAGCATGGAACAATATCAGCACCTCATGGGGGAGCTGGATGCGATAAACCACCTTAATCAAGAACTTTCCGATATGTTGGAAAGGCAGGAGACTTTAGATGTCTGAAGCTGCGGAAGACTCGGAATCCCTTGAAGACTGTTATGTTGAGGAAACCGAACGGGTCTTAGATCCAAGCCTAATTAGTGCTTCGTTAATAGATCGTTTACCGCAGCCAACTGGCTGGAGAATTCTTATTCTGCCGTATCGTCCCCCTCCAGTGACAAAAGCGGGAATTTACATTCCTGACAAGGCAATTGACGATACTCAAATTCAAACCGTCGTGGGCTATGTACTAAAAATGGGCGCACAGGCGTATAAAGACTCTACACGGTTCCCCGAGGGGGCTTGGTGCAAAGAGAAACAGTGGGTCGTTTTCGCTCGTTATTCCGGTTCTCGGTTGAAACTGAACGAAGAGGACGGCGCTGCCTTTGGAAGCGAGGTTCGTATTCTAAATGACGATGAGATTTTAGGTACGATTCTCGATCCAAATGACATTATTCATTTATAACGGGATTCAAAATGGCTGAAGCAGACCTACCCGCACACGAAGCTGATGATAACCAGGTTCCTTTCGAATCTGCGGAATCGGCACAGGAAGTAGAGATCGTAGACGACGGGACTACGGCAGAGCAGACCTCGACGGATGAGCACGAGGAATACAGTGAAAAGGTTCAACGACGCATTAACCAGCTCACTAAACGAATTAAAGATACGGAGCGTGAACGTGATGAGGCCACTCGTTACGCCCAAGCGGTCCAACAGGAATCGTCTCAGATTAAAGGTCGTCTACAGACCTTGGATGAAAGCTACCTAAGCGAATACGGCGGCCGTATTTCGGCCGAGCAAAAACAGGCGCAGGATGAACTCAAGCGCGCCACGGATGTGGGCGATACGGAAGGTATGGTGGCCGCGCAGCAAAAGATGTCGCAATTGGCGGTGGCCGCTGATCGATATCATCAGGCTAAAGCCACGCAAGAAAAGCAAGTTGCGGCTGCGCCTCAAGCAGCGCCTCAACCCATGCCGCAAGCCGCTCCGGCCGCTGCACCAGAGGCCCCTGATCCTAAAGCGGAAGCGTGGGCCGAACGTAATCCGTGGTTTGGTTCAGATAATGAAGAGGAGCGTACATTCGCTGCTTTTGGGATACATAAGCGTCTGGTTGAAACAGAAGGATTTGACCCACAATCAGATGGTTACTATGATGAGCTAGATAAACGGATGCATAACGCATTTCCGCATATGTTTGAAGGGAACAGAACGACCACTAGCAACCGACCCGCTCAGACGGTTGCTGGAGTAAGTCGAAGTTCAGGAACTGGGCGTAAAAAGGTTCGACTCACCCCGAGCCAAGTGACTATCGCTAAAAAACTGGGTGTGCCGCTCGAAGAATATGCAAAATACGTGAAGGAATAGGTACATGACAGACAAAGACTCTTTAACTGAAGAGGCAGAAGCTGACAGTGTGCGAACGCCTCGCGCAAAAACTACCAGGGAAGCGACACAAGCGCGCCGACCTTGGCAACCACCGTCAAAATTAGAGGCACCTCCCGCGCCGGACGGTTTTAAGCATCGCTGGATTCGTTGCGAAACTCGTGGGTTTGACGACGCACAAAATATTTCTGCACGTTTACGCGAAGGCTATGAACTTGTTCGCAAAGATGAATATCCGGACTTTGAATCTCCGGTTATGGATTCAGGAAAATACGAAGGTGTTTTCGGAGTTGGCGGACTCCTTCTCGCACGTATACCGGATGAAACAATTGCTGAAAGAACCGCGTACTTTGAACAAAGGAATGCGGATCTCCAGGAAGCTGTGGATCACGATTTACTGCGGGAAAATGCACATTCCACCATGGTGATCGGGAAACCCGAGCGCCAATCACGTGTAACTTTTGGGAGCCGTCAGAAAGGTGAGGCTTAATCACATTTTTGTAGGCTACTAGGGAGAATTCCATGGCAAATCAGGAAACTGCTTACGGTCTTCGTCCCATTGGGTTGGTTGGTAGTGCAGCAAATTCTACGGGTGTTACTCAGTATGAAATTGCTTCTGACAACACAAACGTTATTTACCACGGCGCACTCGTCGTTCCGCTTGCAGCAGGGGTCATTGACCAAGCTGCTGATACAGCAGGGGGAACTACGGCGGGTCTTGGTATTTTAATTGGTGTGGAGTACGTTGATTCTGTACTCAATAAGACCATCTTCAAGAACTATTGGCCTGGTTCGGGCAGTGCAAGCATTGACACGAACTTTCCGATTAAAGCTCTTGTAGCAGACAACCCAATGCAACTTTTCCAAGTTGCAACAGATGCAAGCATTACAGATAGAGCCACGGCTCTAACGGCTGTTTTTGCTAATGCAACTCTGGGGACTTCGGCTAGATCAGGTTCTACTAATACGGGACACTCGACTTCGGCGTTGAGCGTGTCTTCAATTGCCACCACAGCGACACTGGGTCTTAAAATCATGGGTATCGTCGATGACGATGCCAACTCCGATTTTTCGGCTGCCGGTATTCCGCTTGTGGTGAGAATTAATGCACACTACAACTCACCGAACGCGCGTTTCGATTCACAAACGACTGCCACGACAACTGGCATTTAGGTAAGGGGATAATCAATGCCTATTACTCGCGCACAACTCGCGAAAGAGCTTGAACCCGGCCTCAATGCCTTGTTTGGGCTCGAATATGATCGTTACGACCGAGAATTCGAAGAAATCTTCGAAAGTGAATCTTCAGACCGAGCGTTTGAAGAAGAAGTAATGCTGTCAGGCTTCGGTACCGCACCGGTTAAGTCTGAGGGTAGTGCGATTTCATTTGATGACGCGCAGGAGACTTATACTGCTCGTTATACGATGGAAACCATCGCGCTGGCTTTTAGCATTACGGAAGAAGCTATTGAAGATAATCTGTATGACCGGCTGGCTTCACGCTATACGCGTGCGCTGGCACGTTCTATGTCACAAACCAAGCAGATTCGGGGTGCAACCATCCTGAACAATGCGTTTTCCACCAGTTCACCTATCGGTGACGGTGCTGCGCTTTGTTCATCGTCTCATCCCTCTCTGAGTGGTAATCAGCGCAATCAGCTTTCTACTGCGGCGGATCTCAATGAGACCTCGCTGGAGCAGATGCTAATTGACATCGCTGGTTTGACAGACGAACGCGGTCTAAAGATTGCCGTTCGCGGTATGAAATTGCTCATACCGAAAGAATTGCAATTTATTGCAGAGCGCGTTCTCGCGTCCAATCTCCGTCCTGGAACTGCGGACAATGACACGAACGCAGTGAAATCGATGGGTATGGTTCCCGATGGGGCAGTGGTCAACCACTTCCTCACGGACACTGATGCCTATTTCATCAAGACGGACGCACCTAATGGCTTTAAGCTTTTCAATCGCACGCCTATCAAGACGGCGATGGAAGGCGATTTCGACACGGGCAACATGCGGTTCAAAGCTCGTGAGCGATATGCCTTTGGTGTATCAGATTGGCGTTGTGTCTTTGGTACTGCGGGGGCTGCATAAGCCACCGAAGCTTCCATTGAAGCGTCATAATGAGAAGGGCGGCATTGCCGCCCTTTTCTTTTTCCGTTATATTTTTGTTTCTGGGAAAAACAGCCCTAGCGACTGACCCAGCAGACGCTTACGAAGACTCTAGGGCCAACCCTTTCGTAAGGAGGTAATAAAGTGGCGCAGACTACTTTTGCAGGTCCGGTTCGATCTCTCGCAGGATTCATTAATGCTGGTTCAACGGGTGTCGTTAGTCTAACGGCTGATACGACGTTAACTGTTGCATCTCACGCAGGAAGACTACTGCTAACTAACGACGCTGATGGCAAATTTACGTTGCCCTCGATTGTCGTTACAACGCCAGGTGATCCGACAGATCCTGGTCAGCTTAACAATCTGGGTGCGACATTCACCTTTTTGGTGATTACAGCCGCCACGGATATGGACATTTTGACCGATGGAACTGACAAGTTTGTCGGCGGTCTGTATCTGGGTAAAAGTGATGCCGCAGGCAAAACTTTTATGTCTGGATCATCCAACGATGTCATTACCATGAATGGTTCTACTAAAGGCGGAATTGTGGGTTCGGTGGTCACGTGTTACGCGGCAGCCAGCGCAAAATACGTGGTTAGTGGAATCGCGCTTGCTTCAGGTACCGTCGTTACTCCATTTGCTGACGCATAAAGGAGGTAGCTCATGGCTGGTTCTGATGTAATTGCCTATAACTGGGCACAGGGGACGACCGCAGCCATTGTGGGTCCGGCTCGCTCCCGTATTCGTCAGGTAATCATTTACGCAGACGCCGCTGGAGCCTTCACCTTTAAGGATGGTGGTTCTGGTGGCTCAACTATCTTGACGCAAACTTTCCCTACCGGATTGCATAGTTTATGGATTCCGGAGGAGGGGGTGTTGGCGACGGAAGGTGTGTACGTGAGCGCCTTTACTGGCAGTAGTAACCAACTGACTATTTTCTTGTCATAGGGGAAAACGATGCCAAGAGTAGGAGATAAGCACTACCCCTACACGGCTAAGGGCCAAGCGGCCGCGAAGGCGGCTGCCAAGCGCAAGGGCGTTAAGGTTTCCCATGGTAAGGGCTACAACAAAGGAGGTTCTGTGAGCAAATCACGAGTGAATTTAGGTGCCGGTGCCCCGAAGCGTAAGACGCGCAAAAAGCGCGCCGTTAAGATGCAGGGGGGCGGTCCGGCTATTAACCCCAATGTGAATGTGTTGGGTGTTGGTGCTGCAAAAGCTCACCAGGCAGCGCAACGCGGTGGACTCGCGGGGCAACAAGCTGCTACGGCTCCTCGTGGGGTAGGTATGACCGCCCCAAGAGGACAAGGGGACCGCTTGTCACAGGAGAGAGGCCGACCGGCACCTAGGATTCGTCCCGGCATGAAGAAAGGCGGCGGCGTTAAGAAGAAGAAAGGCGGTTCGGTTAAGAAGTAATCAATGGCAACTTCCGGTTCGACTAACTTTGAGCCCGATGTAGCCGATTACGTCGAAGAAGCCTTTGAACGTTGCGGCCTAGAGGTTCGTACAGGGTACGATCTCAAGACCGCACGGCGCTCGATAAATCTGATGCTGGCGGATTGGGCCAATCGTGGCCTCAACCAGTGGACGATTGAAGAGACTTCGATCACGTTGGCTACGGATATCGGGGATTACCCTGGAGGCACCTTGACTATGACGGTGGCTGCTTCGGGAAGCTTTAGCGTGGCGGAAACCATCACGGGATCAAGCAGTGCGGCTACGGCCTCCATTACGAGTCTCCCATCAGCTACTTCGATGGCGATTACGGTCCCTTCCGGAACGTTCACCAGCGGCGAAACCCTTACGGGCGGTACGAGCGCGGCGACCACCACGCTTTCGGCGGCCGTGGACTTTTCGAGTGTTCGAAATACCGTGGACTTTCTATCGGCGGTCGTTACGCGTGACGAAACCGACTACGGCATTGGCCGCTTGAGTCGGGATGAATTTCTCAATATCCCGAAGAAATCGCAAAGCGGCCGCCCGTCCCAATTCTTTTTGGATCGGCAAATTACGCCGGTTCTTAAAGTTTGGCCGGTACCCGACAAAAGTACGGACATCATCAAGTTTAATCGGCTGATCCGCATCGATGATGCGGACGATTACACCAACACCATGGGCGTACCGTTCCGATTCTATCCCTGCTTCGCAGCGGGCTTGGCCTATTACCTTGCCATTAAGAGGGCTCCCGAGAGGATCGCTTTGCTAAAGCCCATGTACGAGGAAGAACTGACTCGTGCCATGACCGAAGATCGGGATAAATCCTCGTTAAGTATTACGCCTGGTCTTAGCTACGGGAGAATTTAGTGGCTAAATACGCACTGGGTAAAAAAGCGTTAGGCATCTCAGATCGTTCCGGTTTCCAGTACCGATTAAACCGGATGAAGAAGGAATGGACCGGCGCGTTAGTGGGCTGGGATGAATGGGAATCCAAGCAGCCGCAACTCCGCACCCGTCGTACGCTGGCCGAAGCGCAAGCCTTAAAGAATCCGCGTCCGGACAAACCGGAAGCTTTAACGCTTGTTCTTAATGTTCCACTGGTGGAAGTAACTTTTATCCCGGTTCTTGCCGTAGGGCAGACGGGTCAATTGACAGTTACAACCTCATGAGCTTCACGTATGCGAGCCTAAAGACGGCCATACAGGATTACACGGAGAACGACGAAACGACGTTCACCAATAACCTGGACATATTCATTAAGAATGCGGAAGAGTTGGTCCTAAAGAACGTTCAGTTAACGGAGTTTCGTAAAAACACCACGGGGACGATGACCTCTTCCAATCAGTATCTGGGCTCGCCCACCGACTTTTTGGCTCCTTTTTCTCTGTCGTTTACCGCCAGCAGCGTCAAAACGTTCCTGGAGTTGAAAGACGTTAATTTCATCCAGACCTTTAACCCAAATTCCACGACGACGGGCTCGCCCCGTTTTTACGCGCTGTTTGATGTGGATAACTTTTTGATTGGTCCTACACCAGATGATGATTATGTTGTGGAGCTGCACTACTACTACCGCCCAGCGAGCTTAACGGCTGCGGGGGATAGCGGGACGACTTGGCTAAGTCTGAATGCGCCGGTCACGCTCCTATACGGTTCTCTTATAGAAGCCTATACTTTTATGAAAGGCGAACCGGAACTATTGATGGACTACCAAAAACGCTTTATGGAAGCTTTGTCTGGCCTGAAATCCTTTGGTGAG